TAATAGCCTTTCCATCGATCATATCTCTATCTCTTTAGACTCGTCGGGACGCCCCCGACACAGATATATTCGCATACCCCGTGTCGTTGTGCAACTCTGTATACAGATTAATTGAGGTATGTGACAAAGGTGACAAAAAAGTAAAAAACAACCCTTAGCTATTTTTTACCGGTTGCATTTTTTTACTCAAAAAACGTAGCCGTGCGGTTGTTGTAGTCATAACCATGTTTTATCTTCGGCGTGTCGTGCAAATGCTCTGGGGGAGTAGATGAAGTCGGCAGAGACGCAAACGTGTAAGGGTTGCGGACTAGACCTTCCATTAGATCGATTTGCAGTGCAGGACAGTTATAGAGCAAAAAAATGTAAGGCCTGCCGAACAAATCAACGCAACAAAATAAGAAATGGAAGCTACGAAGAATACCTCCGGTACGCTATAAGCGGCCTTAAATCTGGCCGAAGGAACAGCGGCTTAGAGTGGGAACTCACTCTCGAAGACGCAATAGAAATCTATGAGGCACAAGAAGGTCGATGCGCTCTTTCTGGGAACATCATGTCCCGCCATAGAGGGTACGGAACAACCCCCTTCAACATGAGCATTGACCGTATTGATCCGCAGAAAGGCTATGTCAAAAGCAATGTTCAACTAACCTGCTGGGAAGCCAACCGCATGAAACACGCGCTGACACCGGCCGAGTTCTTTTTCTGGGTTCGCTCCATCAACGATTGTATTTCAGACTAAGCGCTCGTACATCTCTCGTAAGCGAGCAGAGTCGTGAAGCCAGAACACCAGCAGGTAGCGGTCTCCAGACTCAACGGGTAAGCCTCGGTGTAGCTTTGTAAACGATGGGAAGATCAGCGCATGGCCAGACGGTAAGGGCTTGATGGTGCCGTGACCATGAAACTCCGTCCCACCGCCCACGTAATCGCCTGTGTTGAGCGGTATCACCACAGACATATCTGACGACTCGTCATGATGCCAAGCGCCCTGTTGCTTGTCCTTGACGTTGTAGTTGGCTATCTGGATTGTGGATATCTCTGCGCAGTCACGCTGGTACAACGCCCAGAAGATTGGATTCAAGACGTTCTGCACGATGAACCACATAGTCCGATACAGCTCAGGAACCCGTTGCTGAAGGATGATCTCAGGAATCTGCCGCAACTCATCCTCATCATCATTTGGCGCAAACAAGCCTTCGGCTTTCATCTGATCAATTTCCTCGACCAGCATCTTGCAGTAAGCACGACGCAACAAGGGTGTGCGATAGATGTCAGGGAACACTTGCTTAATGTGCTTTCGCACCTCCAAGTCTCCCAGATCTTCGATCCCTTGCCGTGCCCGGTACTTCGCAATCTGAGGCACAGAGTCCTGTATGGCCTCGTACAGCGGCTGATTGATCATCCAGTGGCTCTGCATGGAGAGCATATAATTTTTGAGTTTGTACATAAAATAGTGTAATGTGTGCACAAGTTTATTTATCGTAACATTTTGAGGGGTCATCATGGAAGACGAAAAGCCAATACGTCGACGAAAGTCGCTGGCTGTCGATGAAGAAACCTATGACAAGCTGAACAAGATCTGCTCACAGCGTCGTAGGAGCAAAATTCAGCAACTGCAAGTGCTGATTGAGAATGAGTACAACCAGATATTCCATATCATGGAGGAAGATCAGTGAAGCTATTCGGCAAAAAGAAACAGGTCCCACAGTCGTATCGCCCGGTTATGGAAGCGCAAGAAGTGATCGACCTGTTCAGCCGTATGACTCTGCATCAACAAGCCGCGTTGATGCGCCTTATGAGTCGCAACCTGATCATTGAGTTGCCGGGAGACTCGGCAATGGGGTACGAGCTAGATTGGAACGTAGACGGCGCCTTAATTGCGGCCCTCCCAGCCCAAGTAGACGAAGCTACGCCATCAATCCAGCTATCCCCTGCTGACGACGCATAGCCAGTTCCCGGTCTTCTTCGGAGGGGAGAAGGCTCGGGGACGGCGTCGTTGGCAAACCCATGCCGCCACCAACGTCAGGTAGCGGCTCAAAACTAGGCATTTGCATTGGAGGTTGTGGTGCTGGTGGCTGGAAGGCCAACGGATCTTCGCCGATATCCTCATCAATCACAGGCGCCTGTTGCTCAATATCATTGAGCTGTTGCTCCAGCATTCGCCTTTCGCCTGCTGGTAGCTCAGGCAAATCTCTGCCCTCATCACCCATCTCGTCAAGATTAGATCGAATAAAGGCCTGAGTGGCACCGCTGAAGATTGGCGTTTGTAGGTTGCTGATAGACTGGCGTGTTGCATCAAGGGCATTTAAGTAGCCAGTGGAGACCCGCAAGCCTTCTTCAACTTGAGGCCCAAAATAAGGCACTTTACTAAGCAAACCACGTCTCTGCGCGGCGCTGAGAGCAGTATAGGCCGTGCCCGATGGGTTGCCCTTTGTCTCTGCCCAGACCGTGGGCAAAACGTCGTCACGGAACTTCATAAGTCGCGCAAGCTCATCCTCAGAAAAAAGCTTGTTGATAATTGCTTTCTGCCGCTTGAATACGTCATCAAAGTTGTCAGTCACAGCCTTGCGTGATACCGAGCCCTTCTGATTCGTAAACGCCTTGGCAAGGATTCCATCCTTCAATAAGGCAGTAAACCGTGAGTACTCATCGGCAGGCAGTACGGTCTTTAGTCGATCCAGCATCAATGGCACAGCCTGATTTGGATTGAACTTGTGATGACCAAACAGGAAGTTAGCCACTTGTACTGGCGTGTAATTACCTGCGCTCAACTGCTCAAGAAGACGGTTAGCGGTTTTATCCGCAGTATTTAAGTTGGTGCCACCGCCTTTACCACGCAAAGCCATGTAGTCTCGGTACAAGCCAGTGGCACTTTGTAGCTGTGCTAACACCTCTGGATCGCCGTTAATTAGGCCCTGCTCTACGCCGTTGTAAACTATTTCGTCCAAACGGTCCTTCATCTTGATAAGGAGACGTTGCTCGTCACTGCCAGCGGGAGCGCTATTGACCGCACGTTTTAAGCGCTTTTGCATTCCGTGAATGTTGGTCAAATTTTGATCACGAAAGCGCGGATTCTTTGCAAGTTTACGAAGACGCCGAAGATTGGTGACCTCATTCTTCAGGATAGGCATGACCTCTAACTGACTAAAAGCAAACTGCTCTTCAGGAAGAATACTCAACACCATATCCGTGCTTTGAGAGACATTGTCAGGCGTCATAAACGGCGGATCATCAACCGCCTTTACTGCCTCATAATTCCTTTTAGCCTGCTCTTGAAGCGCTCCAGCACGACCTGTAACGATAGACGCGGCCTCTTCTGCCGCCGTTAAAGGTGCTTGACGTAAGTCATCCGCGAGGCCGGGGATGCCAGAACCATACTCTTCCATAAGGGAAAGCGCATCTGCGGTGACTTCATCAAGCTGTCGCTGATCAAAACCGCGCAAGGTATCCGTACCAGCGCCTTGGTCCATGTACCGAAGCTCATCCTCTAAACTTAATTGTTGCGTTAGCTGTGGCGCCACGCCTTGAGGAAGGGGTGCTGTGCGCTGTCCTATTGTTAATGGATAACGTGACTTTTGAAGCACCTCTGGAGTAAGCCGTGGGAACATATCCTCAGCAAGCTTGCGAGCGCCTTCACCAATTTTTTTACCCGCAGTGCGAGCACCAGCACTAACGCTTTTAGCTATCGGTGGAGCTAAAATATCAGCCGCCATTCCGATCCCCGTAGAAACCGCTATATCCTCGCTTACGTCCCCGAGAGTGCGTTCTTTAGCCCGTGTTGTCTCTGGCGTTAAAAGCGCCTCAGCGCCTTGTCCGAGCGCCTCAGTGGTAGAGTAAGCGCCAGCGCCTCGGCCCATAGTGTCAAGCACGGTCTTACCACCGCTGACAATCCGGTTGGCCGGTAGAAACTTTACGATCTCGCCAAGAAAAGTGTTGAGGTCTTGCTCAGACAATCCGGGCTTGTTGACGTAATACGGCAAGTCATTCCACATAACGATTGGCAGGCCAAACTTATCCTCAAAAACTCCACCAAAGCGATCGTCGTCGCCAAAAATTTTAGAGATTCTCTCCGCTTTACCTCGATCATCGCGGATAAAGTTGAGTTGTGACGCGACCATCTCATCGAAAAAACCACCAGAGTCGCCTTCAAGATCAGTAATTTCAGGCAACTCAGGGAACTCAATCGGCACACCGGCGCCTGTAACGGCGTCTTTAAAATCACCCGCACGATCTACGATCGTTTGAATAATTGACTGATCGTCCTTCTCAGCATCCTCCTGTGGGCGCTTTTTTTCACCGGGTTGGATTGGAGCAGAGTTTGAAGGTAATCCAATTGGCATTTTATCCTCTCCATCCTTTGACTACATAAGGACCCACGCTTGATCCCGCTTCATCAACAATCAGAGGCATTCCATCGGACCCTCGATTCAATATGACAGCGCCGTCTGGCAGGCTGTCATACCAACCTTGAATGGCTGAGTCGTCAGTTGACGTGCCGTCATATTTTTCCCAAATACCGCGATCCAGTTTGCGAAGCTCAGCTTCAATTGACTCTGAATCAGAATATTGACCAGACGTAAGTAAACGCTTTTCGGCGTTGTTAAGCTCGATTGAGTTTTCAGTCATCTTCTTAAACGCATACAACGAGAGATAGTTAGCCAACTTCTGATTGCTAATGCTGAGCAAGGCTTGCTTGTACGCCTTAAATTCCATGTCTGACGTAGAGCCAGAGCCCACTGGCCTCATCTTTGGACCCAGTCGGTTTGCAATTGCCTCAAGTCGATCGATAGAAGCCACACCGGGGTCGACTGCACCAAAGGCATCTGTAGCTATTCGCTTAAATTGGTTCGCTACGGCGTCGAAGGCGCCCGTTTGTACTTGCGGATCAAGCAAAATATTCATCGCCTCATCAACCGTTGGCAACACCGTAAGCGCGTTGTCATTGAACTGAGTCTGAGCCTTTGAAATTTGCTTAAGTCGGTCACCGGCGTAAGTTTGGAACAACGGCGTACCCGCAGACTTGCTTGGCGTGATCATGATATTGATCACTTCATCATCCTTTACAAGGGGCGTTAGCTCACCATAGGTGCTACCCACAGGGATGTATTTGCCTACTTGCTCAGGTGTTTTCGCAGTGATTGAGGCCACAGCGGAGGCAAATGATGGTGCATCACGAGACAAGCCAAGTTGCTCGATAGCGTTTTCAGCATCTGCTTGGGACATAAAGGTGGCAAACATACCTGCGCCAGTCGTTTTCACGCCGCTTGAGCCAGCAGGGCCAATCATGGCTCTATAGGACATTGCCTCATTTTCTGTAAGCGGTATCTCTTCGCCATTTTGGTAAACCTTGCCATGCAAGCGAATGCCGCCGGGACTGGCCACCTTGTAAAACTTAATTGCGTTGTCTGGCACCTGTTTGGCTTTGTAAAGTTCATATTCATTTAACAAATTACGGGCGGCAGACTCATCTTTCTGCGCAAGCTCAAAGGCTTGAAGCGCTATCGCGCGATCTTCCTCGCGCTCTTTACGGCGGCGCTCACGTTCTTCTTT